AGTTTTCTTTAAATATCTTATATGAATAAGGGTAATATTATTGTGAGCAATGCAAATATAAACAATCCCCAACTAAAAAACAACTTTCATTACTTTCATTACTTTCAGATTGATTTTGAAAGCGTTGAAAGCTAGTATTTGTATAAAGGAAACAAATAGTCGTTATATTTGCAATATGCCAAAACAAGAAACATACTACAAGGGAAAGGGCAATACAAATGCCTCAGTAACTACACAACTAAATAAAAATAAAATATTAGAGGCTATGCAAGATGAATATGGAGCAATTCAGCATTCATGTGATAGAGCCGGAGTTTGTGTAGCCACTTATCGTAATTACTATAACAACGATGAAGAGTTTAGGGCAAAAGCAGATGCTATAAGAGCAGTTGTAAAAGAAAAGGTTGCAAACAGTTTGATTAGAAAGGCAATTGAAAAGGATGACACATTAAGCCAAATATTCTTTCTTAAAACCCAAGCGGGATGGGTTGAAAAAAGACAAGTAGAGGTTACACAAAAGAAAGAGTTAATACAAATTGTTCCGGCAGATAATTTTGAATTACAAGAAGCAGAAGTAGTAGATGAAGATCAAAGCGAATAAACAATTTTATCAATGCTTAGATAGTTCTGATAAAAGGTTTGTAATTCACAATGGTGGAACACGTTCGGGTAAAACATACGCTATTCTACAATATCTAATCTACAAGGCTTTAAATACTGATCCAAAAGAAGCGTTAAACTTTACAATTGTACGAAAGTTTCTTCCTAGTTTAAAAGATTCCGGATATAGTGATTTCTTTGAAATACTGAACGCTTGGGGTTATTACGATGAGACAAATCACAACAAAACAGATTTAAAATATAAATTAAACGGGCATACGTTTAAATTTCTTGCTACGGGAGATCAGCCGGATAGGCTAAGATCAATGAAGAGAGACATTTTATATATCATAGAATGTCAAGAATTAAGTAAAGAAGAGTACCGACAACTAAACTACCGCACAACAACACAAGTGTTTTTTTGCTATAATCCTAGCATGACAGAATCATGGATATATGATCTTGAAGATAACAGAGCAGAGGATGTTGCAGTTTTTGTAAGTACATATAAAGACAATAATTTTCTTAGTGCAATACAAAAGAAAGAAATAGAAATGTTACAACGTACTGATCCCGAAGCATATAGGGTGTACGGTTTAGGACTTAGAGCAAGTACAAACAAAGGTAGGATTTATAAAGGATGGGAAGAAGTTAATGAATTACCGGAAGGTGGAGTATTTTATGCAGTAGATTTTGGTTTCTTTCCCGATCCAACGGCAATAATAAAAGTTGTAAGTGCAAATGAAAGTATATATGTAAAAGAATTGGCTTATTCAACTAAAATGATGGATGAGGAGATAATTATGACATTAAGAAATGCTCATTACATGGGTGAGCCGGTTTATTGTGATCATAATCAAAAACAAACAATAGAACAATTAAAGCGTAGTGGCTTTAATGCCGTACAAGGACGTAAGGGTTCGGGTAGTATTATTGAAGGGATTAACTTTTTAAAGAGAGCAAGTGTTTTTTATTATAAAGACAGTAAAAATTTATACAAAGAATACATGGCATATTCTTGGAAATTAAAACGCGGATTTGATCCCGATGATGACAATGCATATGAAAGTTTTCCGGAAGATAAAAACAATCACCTTTTAGATGCTTTAAGGATGGGTTATTACTCACATTTCTTTGTTGGTAACAAATTTTTTGTTATATAAAATACTTTTTTTTATTTATGCTATTTTTGTATAAAAATATTTATGGGAATTTTCAACTTCGGTAAGAAGAAACAAAAAAGTACTGATCCTAGATACAATGAATTAATTTTTGGGAAGTTCGGAGTAAGTCCGTTTATCAAGCAAGAGCCTAACAAGGAAACTTTTATAAAAGAAGGATTTCAAAAGAATGCTACTGTTTATTCTATAGTTGATTTAATTTCTAAATCTGCATCAAACATTAAAATGTGTGTCTACGAAAAAGTAGATGAAACATACGCAAAAGAATATCAGACATTGATAAAAGGTGCTATGAATGACAATGCTATTTTTAAAGCAGAACAAGCAAAAAAAAGAGCATACAAACCGGCAGACAATTCTGATTTAGCTAAATTTCTAGAAAATCCTAATCCAAAGCAAGGACAAGCAGAATTTATAACAGACTTAATTGCATTTGAATCATTAACCGGAGATGGATTTATTTGGGGACTATCACCCGAAAGTGGAAGGCAACAAGGTAGGATAAAAGAAATGCATGTTTTACCATCACAATTAGTAGAGATAGTTGGAGGTGATATATTAGAACCAATAAAAGGGTATACGTTAAATTGGTTGAGTTACAATAAATCTATTCCATCAGATCAAGTTGCACACATAAAGAATTTTAATCCCGATTATTCTAGAGTAGGAACGCATTTATATGGGCAATCGCCGTTACAAGCAGCCTATCGTAACTTGGAAATGAATAATGATGCTATTACTACGGGTAGCAAGTTTTTAACAAATCAAGGTGCTAGAGGAATATTAACTTCTCAAGACAATATGCTTACGGCAGAACACGCAAGTGCTTTACGGGACAAATATAAAAGCATGTACAGTGGAGTAAATAATGCCGGAGAAATTATGGTAACAAATCATGATTTTAAATGGTTAGAAATGGGATTACCGGCTGCCGATCTTGCGTTGATAGAACAATACAATTTATCAATCAAAGATTTGGCATCTGTATACAAAGTGCCATCTATATTGCTTAATGACACCCAAGCCTCCACTTTTAATAACTATCGTGAGGCTAAAAAATATCTTTATTTACAATCAGTATTTCCAAAGCTAATTGCAATAAGGGATGAATTAAATAGATGGCTTACTCCAACATATGGTAGCCAATACTATATTGATTTTGATTTTCTAAGTGTTCCGGAGTTACAAGAGGACATGGAAAAGGTTGTCAGACAACTATCTTTAGCATGGTGGCTTACTCCAAATGAAAAAAGACAAGCAATGAAGTATGAGCCTATAGATCAAGAGGAGATGAATGAAATACATATGTTAGCTAATTACATACCAATATCTGATGGTGTTACACCAAAAGAAAGCGGAGGTACTAGTCAGCAATTGCTTAATGACACATCTGATTACACAGAAAAATAGTGTGTTACCCAAACTTTTATGAGGATTATGATTCATTTGTAAAAAGATGTAATTACGAAACTGATTTTGCTACTTTAAATAAAAATTTCAGACAACGTAGAAGTATGTATTTAAAAGAGGGGTTAGGTGATATACCTTTTCTTTTGAATACGGAAAGAACAATGCAAAGTTACATTGATGAGTATACGTTAAAAATAGAAAATGATTTAGATTTTGTTTTTAATGGCATAGCCTTATACATTGCTCTCAACGGCATAGATGCTACATGGGATTTAGTTAATAACACAGAAGGAATGAAAAATACTTTAAGACAAGGGTATATTGATTCCGGAGAGTATATTGATGACAGATACAGTAGAAAGTACGGAGGTACACCAAATCCGTTTATAGCATCAGTAGCAATTTCTATATTTTTAAATAGATTTAAAGATCAAAATTTATTTAAGAACAGAACAAAGAGTATTATCGAAACAATTATAAATGACAATGATAATATTGATAATGTTGTAGATAAAATAAAAAAACATAATAATAAACTTAGGGCAAAAGTCATAGCTACAACAGAATTAGGTATAGCGCAATCATCTGTAGAATTACAAGCAATGTTAAGAATAGCAAAGCAAAAGCCGGTATCAAAGTATTGGGTAGGTATATTAGATGATAGAATAAGAGATAGCCATTTTCAAGCTACAAACTTTTATGTAAGAAGTAATTCAATTCCACTAAACGATAGGTTTGATGTAAATGGTAGTTTAATGTTGCATCCTAGAGATATTTCAGCACCGGCAAAAGAAATTGTAAATTGTCGTTGTTATTTGGGATATGTTGTTTAAGTTTGTGTTGTAATTGTTTTTGTGGTGATAACAATTACATTAGTAGTTAATAAGTGTTTAAAATTTGTGTTAGGAGCGTTCAGAAATGAATGCTCTTTTTTT